CGTCATCTGTCAAACCCTGTTTAAAATATGTAAAAAGGCCGTCTGAAAAGCCAAATCATGGTTTTCAGACGGCCTGACTGCGGTTGCTATTTGTCAAACACCTTCACGCTGTAGGACGATTCGTAGCCCGCCACCAGTACGGGGTTGCCGGTGAAGGAAACTTCGTTGAAGTCGTCTTTAAACCAGTCCAGTTCGCTGTCGGCGGAAACGACGGCGGAGGGGATATGGAGTTTGACCGCCTCGCCCGTCACGCGGTTTTCGCCGTCGAGCATGATTTCGAGGTCGTAGTCCGGCACGGCGTCGGCATCGATTTTGAAGCCGCCTTTCTTCAGGGTTTTGGCCGTTACCTTGATTTTCTCGCCCGCATTGACGTTGTCGCATTCCGGCAGGACGGCAATCAGGCCTAAAACCGCGTTGACGGACAGGTGTTCCGCCTTGACGGCCTGACCGGCCGCGTTTTTGACGCTGACGGTCGCAGGGTCGAGGTGGTCGATGGAGAGCGGGTAGCCGTTGCCTTTGACGCCGACGGTGATTTCTTCGTCGGTAACGGTGCGGATTTGCGCTTCGATGACCGATTCCTTGCCGTGCAGGGCCATGGCGAGGTTGGTTTTGTCGAATGTGTCGAGTTTGAGCTTCAACTCGGTCGGCTTTTTCAGGCTGATGCTGTCCAGGGGCTGCCCCCAGCTTGCCTTGCGGCGGCTGATGCGCTGTTTCTTCTCGCTGTCGGTCTTTAACGACAGGGAGGTGGTGTTGCCGATGTCGTAGAAGCCGCCGCCTTCGGTGCGGCGGTTGCGGATGTGCACGTCGCCGGCAAAAATCAGGCCGTCGTCTGCTTGTCGTGTCATGGTTTCCTCCTAGGGTTGGATGATGACGGTGGTGGTGAATGAGATGGGGTAAAAGGCGTAGCCGTCGTTGTATTCGATGGCGGGCGGGACGGTGCGGACGAACGGGCCCGTGGTGTATTCCGCGCCCGCATCCCAGCCGCCGAAGCTGTGCTGGATGGCGGCCAGCACCGCGCCGACTTCATACAGGCCGGTACGCGCGCCGGCGTAGCTTTTGGCCAAGATGAAGGTAAAGTACAGCCGTTCGGTCGTCTTGCGCCCGTTGGCCGCGCTGTCTTCCGGCCTGCTGCCGCCGTAGGCCACGTACACCGCGCCGTCGAGCGGGGCGGCCTTGCGGCGGGCGGAGGCGGTGGAAAGCAGTTCGGCCAACTCGCCGACTTCCTTCACGGCTTTCACGCCCGGCACGGTTTTCAGGCGTTCGAGTATCAGCGGGTAAACCGCCAACGGGTTGTCGTGCTGTTTAAGTCTCGTCATGGTGCGATCAGGCCGTTGAGCCAGTCCTCCAGCAGGTGGTCGATGTCGCGGTAGTCTTTATCGGACAAACCGAGGAATGGGCGGGCGGGCATGTGCGCCGTGCCTTCCTGCAAATAGGCGGCGTAATTCATGACCGAGCCGATGATGACGCTGTCGGCGGATGCCTCGTGCGTGATACCGGCCAGCAAGTGGCCGTGGTCTACCAAGATGCCGCCGCGCCCGTTTTTGCGCCGTTTGGTTTTTTCCGAAACATCCGCCCACTTCACGCCGTCGGGGGCGGTTTTCCATTCGGCGATGCGGCGGCGGGTCGAGGATTCGACGATGCCGCCGATGGCGCGCAACGGTTCTTCCAAGCCGCCGGACAACGTGCCGGCCAGTCTGCCCAGGCGTGCGGACAGGCGGGACAGGTCGTGGTGGACGATCAACCTCATGATTTGAGCCACTCCCGCAGGTCGGGTTCCCGGTTGGCGTAGACGGCATAACGGCTGGCATCTGCCGCCGTGCGTGTCCCGTCGAGCATATTCGGGTTTTTAACCACGGTTTTAAACCACGCCACCGCCGCCCGGTAGCGCTCGTCCACAGCCTGGTTGTAGCCGTCCTCGTAGAGGTAGTAGCGTGCGATGTCGCACACTTTCAGCTTCAGGACGTGCGGTACGGCATCGAAGGACAGGTTCGCCGCCTTCAGATACGCGCCCGCCTCGGCGTCGGCGTCGGCAATGGCGGTGTCCAGCACGGCGTAGTCTATGCTGTCGTAGCCGTCGCGGCCGGTGCGTTGCGCCAGTTCGGTTTCGCCGAAGCGCGTAATCATGTCCTCGCGGGTAATCAGCATGGTTCTTCCTGTTTTCAGACGGCCTTAAAGGCCGTCCGAAGGGTTAGGCGGTCAAAGTGGCCACTAAATCCGGGCGCAATACCAAGGGCAGCGGGTTGGACTGCATTTCCAAGTCGTAGCCTTTGCCGAACTTCATCGGCTCGCGTTTGGCGTAGTATGGCAGGGCGACGGTATTGACGGTTTCGGTGTAGTTCGCCGGGGCGAAATACTCCTCGTACAGTCTGCCCGGGCCGGTCGGCAGCAGGATGGCTTTGTCGTCGTCGAGTTTGGCCTTGCCGAAGTTGCCGGTGTAGTGGATGAAGCGGATGCCGTTGTGGACAAACTCTATCGGATTGATGCCGTCGGCTTGCGGATAACGCTCCAGCCATCTTTGCGCCTGCGGCGGCAAATCTGTTTGACCGCAAATCCGCTGATACAGTGCAAACCGTTCCGACGCTTCAGACGGTACCGACCAGCCCGTAACAGCTTCCGTTTCAGACGGCCTCTTGACCGCCTTCACTTCCACCATCTCTACCGTTACATCATCCGCACGGCTTCGGTGTTGCGACAGCGCAGCAGCCTTCGCCTTAACTTCCGCCATATCAAACACCACACCGCCGATATTGACGCGGGTGTCTTGGTGTTCCACAAGCAGGCTCGGGCGTGTTTCTTGGATAACGGCCTTTTTGTAGTCCAGCCGGTTTATCTGTCCCTGCAATCGCTTGTCTTTCGCCTGCTCTACTACTGCTTTCGGGTAAAAATCCCGTGCGTTGGCATCCCAGTCCGCCGCTGCAATAAACCGCCCGTCCATATCCAGCACCCACACGCGGTCGGCGTTGTGTTCGTTGTAGGCAATCCGTACCTGCTGCTGGTGGTATTCTTCCAGCAGCGGGCTGTAATAGCGGTTGTTACGCAGCGACACTTCGCACCGCTGCACTGTGCGGATTTCTTGCGGCAAAAACAAAAACATCTGTTCTTCCGATTCGATTTTGACAAAACGGTCGCGCCGATCGGGGCTGTTTTCAGCCAGTGCAGCCTTCACTGCCCACAGCTCGTTCGGCGTTTGGTGCCGTACCGCGCCCGACACGTCCCGCACCTTTTCCATGCTGCGGTGCGGCGTGTCGTTGTATTCTTCCACTGCCGCATAAACCAGCCGCTTCATTTCTTCAAACGTGGGCAGCAGGCGAGGCGACAGGCTGGCGATGTTTTTCAGAGCAGGCAGGGACTGCAAATCCACCCCCATTTTCATTGCCTTGCGTGCCACTTTGTGCGCGGCGCGGGACGCTTCGCCATCCATGTCTGCGCCGATATAACTGTTGAGCCGTTTGGACAGCTTCACCAGCACCGTTTTGTGCAGCCGCTCAATCACACCGCGCGCCTGACTCGAATACGGCGCGGAAAACTTCATCGTCGTCCCCAGCCGCGCAAACAGCCCGGTCACTTCGTCTTGCAACAAACCGTTGGCATAGCCCTTGCCGTTGTCGGCATTAAACACCGCCGCGCACCCGTGCCGTAGCACCATTTCGGCCACCGCACCGCGCACCGCGCGTCCGCTTTCAGCGGTGTCCATGCCTACGCCCACAATCCGGCGCGTGCCCACATCCACAATCAGCGTGATTTCGGGGCGTATCGGCACGTTCGGGTTGTCCGGATGGCCGCATTCCGCGTCAAAGCACTGCCCGTCCGCTACCACAATGTCCAGCGGCAGATAGTCCTGCCATCTGCGGCGCACAAAGCCCTGCCGCGTTTTCAGTTCGCGTGCGCCCATACGCCCGCGCTGTTTGGAAACAGCTCCCATTTTGTCCACCCAGCGGCGCGCCTGATGCACGTTCGGATAAGCCGCAGTGTCCGAAAACGGTGCCAAGGCCAGACTCCCCGCCTGCCAGTCGCGCAGAAACCACTCGAATGCGGCCGGTACGCTCGGCTTTTGCGGTGTTTGGTAATACCGTGTGATGAACACCGGCACCCAATCGGGGGCTTGCACCGCCTTTTCCCGCACGCGCGCCACCATTGCCATTTCCAGCCTGCCGCCGCCCGCGTTTTTAGCCTTCTCCACCCAGCGCATCACCGTACGGCTGCTGGGAATCTCACCGCCGCCGCCGCGTTTGTCGTTTGCCAGCACCAACATCCGGTACAGGTGCGGATAGTCGGGATGTGCGGCCAGCGTCAGCATGGTGGTAACCACCTGCGCCATACTCCTGCCCGTCGCCTCCATGCTGTCCAACACATTGCGTACCACCCCCGCGCGGGCATCCGCTTGGTCGCGCCGCTGCTGTGTGCAGCTGCCGTACACCTGCATCAGCGTTTCCGTGTCTGCTCCTACGGCAGGCGGCAAAACGGTGGAGACGGACGGCACCTCCGCTAGTGCCCGCACCTGTTGTTGGTGCAATATTGCGTCCCGAATTTCGGGTGGTGGCAGGTATTCGCGTTTCTTTCCGCCGCGCCCGCCGCGCCCTGCCACTTCGCGGAATTGCCAGCCTTCACGTTTAATTTTGTCGCCCAATCCCACCTTGGTTTTAGGCAATTCAAGCAACCCCAAACCCAGTAACTCGCTCACTGAAAAATAGGCTTTCATTCCGCCTCCTCATACAAATGCCGGTAACGCGGGCGGATGCGCCGCCCGTCTTTCGTCCACCGTCCGGGAAACAGTTCGTGCAACGGCTTGTTCATAATCTGGGCAATCGCCCGCTCTCCGCTCACGCTGGGCTTGCGCAACGCTAGCCGTACTGCCGCTTCGCCGGTATTGGTCTGCCGCGCCACGTCGGCCAGCGTATAGCCCGCCATCCGCAGCCGTGCCTTAATCAACTCTGGATGCATATCTGTTCCTTGTTTAATAGCCTGTTTCCCAGCTTTTAATGCGGAACAACGCGTACTCAAAAGCTTCTTTTTCTGCTTCGACCGGCGCGTAGTGTTTTTCTCCTACCAGCCATCCCACCTGTTGCTCAAATTGGTTTTTGATATGTGCCTTCACATCCTGCAACTCTTTCAAGCAGTGCTCTTTAGCCTTGTCTTCGCTAACGGTTACCAGCCAGCCGGCGGCGACCATCTTTTGGGTGTTGGTTTGTTGAGGTTTTAAGCTGCGCAGTTTGTCAGCAAGCCGTTGCCTGATACTTCGTGTCTTCATATTGTCTTCTCCTTGCCCTTGCGGGCGGTTTAGGTTGATACATATTAGAGAGTAAAACCGCTTAATCGGCCGTCCGAACATTTCAGACGGCCTGTTAAACAGTCTCCTGCCTGACAGGTAGGAGCTCCTGTCCTTTTTCGGCTTTTCCAAATTGTTAAAGAGCGTGCAAGTTGGGGTACAATCTTTTAAACTTCCCGTTTGCTAGATGTAAACATAATAAAGTAGTAAGATTTAAAAGGCAATAACGTTGTAAGACTATCTTGCAGCATTTATCGTAAATATTTAATTTTAAATTGAATTTAATCTTACTACATTTCTTACTACTTAGTTATTTTAGTAGTAAGATTTGCGGAGTAAGGCATGAATACAATTAAATTAAGTGTTGCAGAGATTATTGAGATTGCGAAAAACGCAAAAGAACAAGGGATTGACCCTAATTTGCCAAGCAGTAAGCCAGGGGTTGCCGATAGAGCGGAGCGTGAAGGTTGGGAATTTGAAGTTGTTCCCGCCAAAGGAGGAAAGGGCGGTGTAAAAAAAATTTATACCCTGCCGCACACCTTGCTAGAAGAACTTAAAGCCAAAGGGCTGTTACACCTATTTGATAAGCCTGCGAAGCAGGTCGAAAACGATACAGCCAAACCGCACCGCCCCTATTTAAAAACCGGCAAGCATGCGGCAGGCGAACCGGTTGCTTCCTTTATGCAGCCCATGGTGGCGGGTTA